GGAAAAAAAAAGAGAAGACCCCCTCCCTTTCGATATATAAAAAACCTTCGGTTTTTTATGCGCTCCGCGCAAAAATCTTTGGAAAAACTATTGACGAGAACTACGATTGGTGGCACAGTCTGTCCAATGAGCCAAAACCTCGCCTTCAAAATTCTCAAAAACGGCCACGAAAACAACTTGCTTACCCCAGCAAAAGGCGATGTCGGTTGGGATCTCGTAGCATCGTCTGAACCGCAGATCGTGTTTACCGACGATTCGAAGAAAACAGTTTTGTATGTCGAATATGACACGGGAGTTACGATTCAGCCACCAGATGGTTTTTTCACCCTTGTGTTTCCTCGCTCAAGCATCAGCAAGTATGAGCTTTCGCTAGCAAATTCGGTTGGAGTAATTGATGCTGGGTATCGCAATTCGATTAAGCTGCGCTTCCGTTTTTTGGGCAAGAAGCTGACAAAGAAATCTTTAATTTATCAAAAGGGAGACAAGATCGGACAACTTTTGTTTATGCCGAGCTTTAATCTTTCTGCCCATCAAACTGATTCTCTAGACGAAAGCCAAAGAGGATTAGGAGGTTTTGGTAGCACCGGAATATGAAGCTTATCCCAGAAAAGATGGACGACTTATCCCTAATTGAAAAGATTAGGGACTACGGAGATAGCTCTTGTTTTCAAGAGATCGTCAACCGTCACTCTGGGATCTACCTTCAGATGGTTCATAGTTACGCTCCACGCTCAATTGCTATTGACAACATCAATGATCTTATTGATAGCAAAGAGTCTCACATCTACGACGCAGTTCAAAACTTTGACGAGACACGTAAGATTAAGTTTTCAACGTACCTTGGCAATCATACTCGCTGGTTGTGCTTAAACGCAGCAAATAAAAAAAACCACTCGCCCCTCGATGACAATTTTGATTGTGAGTTCGAAAGCTCAGAATCTGTTGAAAAGCTTGAAAACGATACATTAAATAAAGTATTTAAATACATAGAAGAAAGCGAAGATTCTAGGGTTGTAAAAATTTTTAAGATGCGCTATATTTCTGTCGATGGGAAAAGAAAAATTGTTCCTTGGCGCAGAATAGCAAAAGAGATAAACCTTTCTATACAGGGATGCATTAACATTCATAACTCTACGTTAAAAAAACTAAAAAAGAAATTTCACAAATCATATGATTAACTCAATCGTACTAGCAGGAAATGTCGTTGCCGACCCAGAGTCGCGCAGCACTCAAACTGGCAAAACAGTTGCCACTTTTCGTCTGGCTGTAAATAATCCACTCAATGATAAAGATGTCGTTTATATCGACGTTGATACTTGGGAGAAGCAAGCTGAATTTGTTACCTCTTACGTAAAGAAGGGTAGCGCTGTATCTGTAATCGGTCGCCTCAAGCAAGACTCTTGGGAGAAGGAGGGCAAGAAGCAATACAAGATTCTAGTCGTTGCAGATCGAGTAAATTTCGTAGGAGGAAAGAAGAAGGAGGCAACAGAAGATACTGAGACGGAAGCTGAACCTACTCAGCGTCCAGCAGCTAGACAAGCTGCTAAGCCTGCTGCCAAGCCAGCAACATACTCAAAGACTCAAAAGTCTGCTCCTCTTGAGGATGACGAAGTACCAATGTGATGAAAATTATCTTTGACGCGCCATTAAGCCAGCTTTCCTTTGGAAATGTTGCTTATAACTTTCTAAAGGAGTTCTATAGACTTTCTGCTCTTGATCCGAGTTTAAAGATTTCTTTCTTTCCAGTTGGGGAAATAAATCTTTCATCTTTTGATAAGATGGATCAAGATCTGAAGAAATGGATTTCTTCAATTATAGCTAACCGCTATTCATCTTTAACCAAAGATGCAGTAAGTCTAAAGCTTTGGCATATTAATGGCGCCGAAAAGAGACTTTCTCCAAAACAGGTTCTTTATACTTTTTACGAACTTGATCAGCCAACTGTTGCAGAAAATGCAATAGTTGGCACCCAAGACGCAGCGATCTTCTCTAGTTCATGCTCGGCTGTATCTTTTGCCCCTGCAAATATTGGTAAAGTTTATTCAGTTCCGCTTGGTTTTGACGAAGACTTCTTTGAAACTAAAAAAACTTATATGCCAGACAAGATCACATTCTTGTTGATGGGTAAGTTTGAAAAGCGTAAGCATACCGATAAGATCGTTAAAATGTGGGTAAAATACTTTGGAAATAATCCAAAGTACCAGCTTAACTGCTCAATTATCAATCCATTCTTTAATCAAGAATTGATGAAAAGGATTGTTTTAGGTTATCGAAGCTTAGCTTGGAATATTAATGTCCTACCTTATGTAGCGACTAACTCAGAAGTTAATGATATCATTAATTCTTGCAATATTGACCTTAGTGGACTTAGCGGAGCAGAAGGCTGGGGACTGCCAGCGTTTAACGCAACTTGCTTAGGTAAATGGAGTGTCGTTCTTGATGCGACAAGTCATAGAGATTGGGCCGACAACAAAAACTCTATTCTGGTTAGACCCTCTTCTAAAATTGAAGCTTACGACGGCACGTTCTTCAATAAAGGTGGAGATTTTAATCAGGGCTTTATTTATGACTTTAATGAAGATGAAGCTATTGCGGCTATGCAGAAAGCTATTGCGCTTGTTGAGGCTGGAAAGATTAACGAAAACGGAAAGCTGCTGAGACAAAAATTCACTTATCAAAAATCTGTAAGTCAGATTGTCTCAATTATTAAGGAAATTTCCTAAGCTCTCCTAGGAAAAGCCATTGGCATAACCTCTGCTAAACAATAGCGTCACAGCTATGTACTCAAAAACATATTATTATTCAGCAACAAGTGCCGCAAGCACTTATAACTATGTCTCTAAAGTAGATGAAAACGGCGCCACAATCACCGTTGATCTACCAGGAGTCCACAAAGACAACGTAACCATCTCGTATAGTGACGTTGACTATACGGTTAAAATCGAAGCTCAAAAGAATAAGGCTAGCGTGTTTAGCCAAGTTTTTGATGTTTCCGAGAAGCTTGATATGCACAATGCGACGGCAACTATGGAACACGGACAGCTTCTATTTAGAATTCCAAACAAGAAGCCTCCTCAACTGAAAACAATTAAAATTACGTAAAATCTAGCCGCTTGAAAAAGCGGCTTTTTTATTAATAATAAAATATGCCACTTTACACATACGAGAACCCCAAAACCGGAGAAACTATCGATATCCTGCAATCAATGAACGAGGAACATTCATATACTGACGAAAACGGGGTAAAGTGGAAAAGGGTATACCAGATACCCAACGCATCGATAGATTCGCAAATAGACCCTCATAGCAGTACTGCATTCATTGACGCCACAAAGAACAAGAAGGGCACTTATGGCGATCTGATAGACAAAAGCAAAGAACTAAGCGAAAAGCGGGCAAAGACATATGGCGGCTCTGATCCTATAAAAGAAAAGTTTTTTAAAGACTATTCGTCTAGCCGAAAGGGCGCAATTCACCCAGACCAGAAGAAGACATACGAATCAAAACGAGTTAAGGTGGAATATTGATTTGCTGATCCTCCCAAGAAACCTCTACTATATTTACTTCGTTTCCACCTTCTCTTATTTTATTATTTGGTATTTTAAATATTTTAAGTCCAGATTTATCAAAAAAATCAAAGGTTTTTATCTCTAAAATATTAATTGGAAAAGTTGGCTCACTGTAATACTCGCTTTTTGTTTTATAATGCTCAAAAAAACTCAATAGGGCGTCTGTTTTTCCTGAAAAAAATCCAGTATTGAACGAGTCTTTGTCATAGTACTCTTTTTGATAATCATAAAAAACGCAATCGTTATCTTTAAGAGCTGAAAGATGATTTTTAAAAGTCTCTTCTGAGATCAAATAATCATAATTTATTACGTGAACTGTTTTAAAACCAAGTGATTTTGCAAAACGCAGGCCGTCTCTTATTAAACAATAAACTGCATAGCCATGTTCAAATTCAAATCTTTTTCTTAAAACACCACTGGCAGTATTCGTTGTAAGATAATAATCTACACGAAATTTTGAAAAATCTTCTTGTTTTAAGATTTCATTTTTATTACTAACCAAGCAATAATCAGATATCTTTTGGATCTCATCATCTAATTGATAATTAGATGAAACTATTTTTGTTCCAGAACTGCACTCTATACATTTCTTTAATAGTTCTATTTTTTTAGGAGAATTAGGATGCGCTAAAATTATAGATGCTACGTCTCCGCTTTTATCGGGATTAATAATGCAGTCGATTTTATCGATTACCATTTTAGCAGAAATCTTTTTGGAACATTCAAAATTTTTATTTCTTGGACACCACATCCAATCAGATCTGTCAAATTTTAGATCCGTATCGTTCCAGCACCCATTGCACACAGATTCGTTAATTACTCTATAAGGAGTTTCAAACTCTGCAAAAGCTTTACTAAATCCACTAATTAAAACAGTTGGCTTGTTAAGCGCCCAAGCTAACCAAGATAATCCAGATCCCAAGCCAATAAAAAATTCAGAATTATATATTTGCGACATTCTCATTTCCAATGGAAGGTCGCCGGTTTTATCTATGGCGCCTTTTGGTATGTAATTAATTTTTCCACTTGCGTTGCCAAAAGACGGAAAGCGATCAATGCACCAAACCTCATAACCTTTGCTATTTAAATATTTTATTACCTCTTCCCAGCCCTTTTCGTTATTCCAGTATTTGCATTGAGCGGTGCTTTGGGTTGCAATAGTTACATATTTCTTATCCCTCTTTGTTGAGTTTAAGAACGTTAAGATTGGTCTTTCTTCTTTAAAATCAAGCCCAAGAACTGAGCTAGCTACTTTTTGTAAAGGAATTGTGCGAGGATCGATTGGGTTTCTGTCGGTCCAGTTGTCCAACGGATAACCTATTTTATAAACTGCATAGTAACCGTCTGTGCTTCTAACGTCAGAAACAAAATTAATATTGCTATACGAAGAATCAAGAATCTGAGCCAACTCTTTATTAAACACTAAAACATCTAATTTGCATTCGTGTTTAATTTGAAATCTGTCAATCTGACCAGTATACGCAAGAATATCGCCAAGGCTCTGCGAGTCTATAATTACTAGAACTTTTTTATCTTTAAGATTTAAAACTTGATCAAATACTGTTTGCCCGCCAGACTCAACAAGTATTCGCCATTCAACATAATATGAAATTGTTGACTTGCACCACATATTATTCTTAATTTCACAAGAATAAGTGGTATAGCCAGTTTTATTATTTATAAATTTTACTCTATAGGTTTGATCCACTGGGCCATTTATAGACACCCTAGGCGAGTCAATAAACGAAACGTTAATTACGTTTTTCACTTTATTTGGCTGTTTTAAAGACTTTTTAGTCTTTGAATAGGTTTGAAGTAGACTATCTCTCATATATTTTTTATCTTTTCAATATTTTCATTAAAACATCCTTCTTTCAAATAACGAACTCCAGCAAACTTATTATACATATTTTTATAAGCTGGTAAATTATAAATTAAGCAAGGCAATCTCCAAGATATGGCCTCTCTAATAACAAGCGGCGATGTTTCCATTTTAGAGGTGAAAACCATTAAGTCGCACGCCTGATAGAACTTATCAACATCATTTCTTTCTCCCCAAATAAAACAGTTTTTCGGCAGATCTTTTAATAGAGGCTCCCAATACTCCTTAAAATTAATAGCCATATTTCCAACAAAGTGAAAATGAATTTTCTCGTTATCAAGTGCGCGAGCGTACTCTATTAATTCCTTTTGATTTTTACCTTGGGTAAAAAGTCCAACATTTAATACGTGCCTTACTCCTTTAGTAAATCCAAGTTCATTTTTAAGCTTTTTATTAGGCTTTTTAAACTCTATGGGGTATTCTATTATTTCGTATTCTACTCCCATATTACCATACATTTCGGCCTGCATTTGAGAAACAAAAATAAACTTATCTGGCAGAAATATCTTAGTTTCTGGGTTATAGTAAACCCCATGGCTAGTCTCAAATATTAAATATTTTCTATCTTTTTTATATATCTTGTAAAGAATTTCGTGAGCAATAAAAGTCTCTGGAAATTCTTCAAAATGAATTATATCTGGATTTATATCTTCTATAAGCGTTAACAAGTATTTATCTGGAGCTTCGTGCATAGAGAAAAATCTATCTCCTAATAAATCCTTGATTTTATTCCTTTGTACTACATATGCATCACTGAGAAATTTATACTCTATGCAATAAATTTGAAATGAAGAATTCAGCATCTCTATCTTTTTTAAGAGGTACTGAGGAAGCCCTCCAGTAGATAAGTGAGGAGAAATATAAAGAATCTTCTTTTGCATTAAGGCGCCTTTAGGGCATTCTGGTATTTTTCTACTAAGTTTTTATAAAAACCTAACTCTTTCATTCTTTTTATAAACGTAGCTTCGTCTTTTCTAAAAAAGGAATAGGATATTTTTGACACCTCATCATGCTCTACATTAAACGAGTGATTTGGGTTATTATGTAATATGATAGAATGCTCGCATACTGTAAATTTATTGATTGCTATACACCTTTCGGCTAATTCATTATCGCAAAAATAATGATTATAAATAGGATTAAAAAATCCTTCATCGAAACAAGATAAAAGTTTTTTTGAAATCAAAAAATGAGAACTATTCTCGCCAATAAACTGCTTATATCCATCTTTTGTTTTAAAAATAGTTTTCAATGCAACCATTCCATCAAAATTTTCAAAACTTTTATTCATTTGTCTTACGGCATGAACCAAAAAATTTTTTTCTGGTAAACAGTCATTTCCCAAAAACATAACATAATCACCCGTTGATTTTTTTACGCCCTCGTTAAATATTTTACATACCCCCTGTCTATTTTCAAAAGAGTCTCTTTGAACAATTATTTCATAATTATCGTAATTAGCATTTTTTTGTATAGCTTCTAATAGCTTAGACAAAGACTCTTCTCTTCCCAAAGTTGGAATTACAATAGATACTTTTGGGTTATAATTATAGTATTTCCAATCTCGTAAATATTTTTCGTTTTGCAAATCTAAATCAATAGCTAAATTATTATGAAATCTTGCTTCTTTTATTTTATTTCCCGCCCAGCCATAAGAATAGTACAAATAATAATGTGGCTCATGGCTGTACTGGTGCATAGATTCCGTATAGCAAGCCAAGTATGGAATCTCTAACGCTGCTTTTGCGTAGCAAATCGATCTTATAAAATCTTTATTTTTACACATAAAGGCCGCTAGTCTAATAAATCCAGCTCGTCTTGTCGGTCCAGTTATTGTAGCTCTATGATATTGCTGAAGCCCATCTTCTATTTTTCCTAAATTTATTAAACAGTCGCCAAGATAAAGCATGGACTGCCCTCTCTCCGTCTGCCATTTATTCATGGAAATATGTCTTTCAAATTCTTTTGATGCAGATTTCCACATTTTATTATAAAACATTTCTCTGGCAAAATAATGAGAATTTCTATCTTTTTCTGGATGCAGAAAGCAATCTAGTGCAAGTCCAGCAAGGTATCTAGATCTATTTTCTGATGGAATCTGCCAATGCTCTAACTTTATAAATGATTCGTCAAAAAAATGCCTTTTTGCATTTCCGTCTAAAACCTCATGGATTATGCCTACCCACTTCAAAACTTTTTTATTATAGAATTTTGAATGAGTAAATTTTATAGCTTCTTTTCCATTTGCATCGTGACTGTAAACAAAGTTATACTCAAACTGCTGTGCGCCTTCGTCTATTTTTTTATTTATTTCGTCTATATTTAATTTGGTATATTGCTCATCGCAATCTGGCATCGCAACAAAGTCGTTGGACGATAATTCTGCGGCAAAATTTCTAGCAGCAGAATAATCAAATATTTTTGAATTTGCTTCTACAACTTGATTCTCGCCATCAACTACAAATTTTTCATTAATCTTTTTTGCAAGATCTTTATCAATAATTTTTATAAATCTTTCTCCAACTTCTGTTGTTTTGCATCCAAGTTCTTTGGCTACTTCAACAGTACGATCTTTCGATCCAGTGTCCACCAAAATAACTTCGCCACCTCTATTTTGAAATTCATTAAGAGATGCCATTAATTTTGGCAAAGTTTTTTCTTCATTTCTTGCTATAAGTACTACGCTAAATTTAGGAGTCATTTTATCTAAATCTTGGACCATTATACCATATAACTAAACTTTTTCTTATGCCTTTTGTAACCTTTGTGACACAGTGCTTGCAATAAGATGGGAATATAATCATCGACCCCTTTTGTTTATACTTTTCTGGATCAAATTTAGGCTGTACATTATCTAAGCAAAAAACGCCTCCTTCGTATTCTGAAGGATCATTGAGTAAAATGCACAAAGTAAGTTTTCTATCAGAAATAAAATTATTATCGTAAAGAGAGTCTATGTGCCAATTAAAATGATCGCTTGTCTGTGCTTTGTATTCAGTATACTGAAATGCACCCGGTCCGTAAGAAATGTCAAATCCAAAAGATTTTAAATTTTCATTATTCGCGTATGCGTTTAATATAAAATTAATCTCTGGATGTTTGTTTTGGTTTATCCATCTAATGGAACTGCTTCTAAAATCTTTGTTTATTGTGTTTTGTTTATAAAGAGTAGCCTCTTGTTCTTTGTATTGATATGCAGTTTCGCAAATCAAATCGCAAAATTTTGAGCTTAATTCATTTGGAAATAAAGCGTAATTAGTTATCACAACTAATAATATTTACGCAAAATGCCTTTTCAATACCTTAATCTTTATTCTTCAGATTTTTGACCTCTTGAGAAAGCTCTTTTACCGCAGAAATTAACAAAGGAATAAATTTATGGTACTCGACCTTCATGTATTGATCAGAAACTCCACTGATAAACTCTGGAGCATTTTCTGGATTTTTTACTGCAAAGTCCCATATTCCTGTTATTTCTTGAGCGACAACACCAACATCTTTTTTACCAATTTTATCAGGATCATTTACAAATGAGTTCCAATAAAAAGTATAAGTATTAATTTTATTGATCGTTTCAAGACTGTTAGATAAACTTTGAAGGTCATCTTTCAGCCTTGCATCGGAAGGTTCACCTGCTGGACCTGGTGGGCCTTCTGGACCCGGTCCGCCATCTGGACCCGGTCCGCCAGGAGCACCATCTGGACCCGGTCCGCCATCTGGACCCGGTCCGCCAGGAGCACCATCTGGACCCGGTCCGCCATCTGGACCCGGTCCGCCAGGAGCACCATCTGGACCCGGTCCGCCATCTGGACCCGGTCCGCCATCTGGACCCGGTCCGCCAGCAGGCCCTGGTCCGCCAGCAGGCCCTGGTCCACCGTCTGGCCCTTGAGCGCCAGCAGCGCCCGCTGGCCCTTGACCACCATCTGGCCCTTGAGCGCCAGCAGCACCCGCTGGCCCTTGACCACCATCTGGCCCTTGAGCGCCAGCAGCACCCGCTGGCCCTTGACCACCATCTGGCCCTTGAGCGCCAGCAGCGCCCGCTGGCCCTTGACCACCATCTGGGCCTTGAGCGCCTTGGCCTCCTTGCTCACCCTGAGCGCCTTGCTCACCCTGAGCGCCTTGGCCTCCTTGCTCACCCTGAGCGCCTTGCTCACCCTGAGCGCCTTGGCCTCCTTGCTCACCCTGAGCGCCTTGCTCACCCTGAGCGCCTTGAGCGCCTTGCTCACCCTGAGCGCCTTGCTCACCCTGAGCGCCTTGCTCACCCTGAGCGCCTTGAGCGCCCTGCTCACCCTGAGCGCCTTGAGCGCCTTGAGCGCCTTGCTCTCCTTGGAACCCTTGTTCGCCTTGAAATCCCTGCTCGCCTTGAAAACCCTGCTCGCCCTGATAACCTTGGAATCCCTGTTCTCCTTGGAAGCCTTGGAATCCTTGTGAGCCAGTCGCTCCAGTATCTCCGGTGTCGCCAGTTGCTCCAGTTGCTCCAGTGTCACCAGTCGGACCAGTCCAACCCGTGTCACCAGTGTCACCAGTCGGACCAGTTGGACCAGTCCAGCCCGTGTCACCAGTCGGACCAGTCCAGCCCGTGTCACCAGTGGCTCCAGTGTCACCTGTCCAGCCAGTGTCGCCCGTATCGCCAGTGTACCCCGTGTAGCCAGTGTCACCTGTGTCGCCAGTGTAGCCGGTGTACCCCGTGTAGCCAGTGTCACCTGTGTCGCCAGTGTAGCCGGTGTACCCCGTGTAGCCAGTGTCGCCCGTATCACCAGTGTAGCCGGTGTACCCCGTGTAGCCAGTGTCGCCCGTATCACCAGTGTAGCCGGTGTACCCCGTGTAGCCAGTGTCACCTGTGTAGCCGGTGTACCCCGTGTAACCAGTGTCACCTGTGTATCCGGTGTACCCCGTGTAGCCAGTGTCGCCCGTATCACCAGTGTAGCCGGTGTACCCCGTGTAGCCGGTGTACCCCGTGTAGCCAGTGTCACCTGTGTAGCCAGTGTAGCCAGTGTAGCCGGTGTACCCCGTGTAGCCGGTGTACCCCGTGTAGCCAGTGTCACCTGTAGCTCCAGTGTAGCCGGTGTACCCCGTGTAGCCGGTGTACCCTGTAGCTCCAGTGTAGCCGGTGTACCCCGTGTAGCCGGTGTACCCCGTGTAGCCAGTGTCACCTGTAGCTCCAGTGTAGCTAGTGTCCCCTATCGCAATAAATATATCGCCCAAATCAGTCGGTCCTGCAAAAGCATTTCCATTAACGTCCGTACCCCCTGGTGCATCAACTAAAAAATTTGTAACAGGATGTGGCATTTTATAATTTTATTTTACTTTTTAAATCATGAATTTCTGCATAAAGTTCTTTTATAGCCTGAATTAAAATTGGGGTCAATTTTCCATAGTCTAAGCCAGATATCTCTCCTTTGTCATTTTTTGCAATAACCATTGGCAAAATTTCGTTAACCTCCTCCGCAATAAGACCAATATCTTTTAACTTATTTTTATTTTTCCATTCAAAAGTAACTGGCCTTAAAGAGTTTATGAGATTTAAGCCATTTTTTAAATTTTTAATTTTATTTTTGAAACGTTTTGAAGATGTTGATTTATAAGAAGACGCCTGTATTTCTCCAATTCCGCCATTTAAAGTTACGGTTACTTCATCGCTTCCGTTTTTAAGAAAAAGCATTCCGGCACCATCTGTTTTTTTCAAAATTGCGCTTCTTATTGCAGGGTCTGCTCCATTATTATAAACAACAACTTCTTCGCTTGCCCAAACTCTTCCATCGATGCCTCCATCCATACCTTGCGTTTCTGGCAACATACCCGCAGATAAATTAGAATGCACGTACAAATTACCAGCGCCATTATTATAAATATTATTTGAACCAGTTGGGCTTTTAACAATTGAAACTAAACCTGTATTAATTATACTTAATCTTGTTGATCCAACTTTTCCGCTTGTATCAGAACCAACATTTGTATTACATACGATTGCAGACCCATCTCCTGATCCAGCCTGTAATATTAAAAGACCAGCCTTTCCACCAGTTCCGTTCAAATAGCCGCTTCCTATCAAGTCTATTTGAGCGCCGCTAGGAACTCCATTTTCTCGCCCTCCGGTAATTGTTAATACTGAATCATTATCAATATATCTTATTCCAAATCCAGAACCTATAGTTAATCCGAATCCAGAGGTTCCAGATGTTCCTGTAGCAAAAGCACGTAAACTACCATTAATTAATAAATTTGTACCGTTCCATCTTAAATTATTTGCTGATGGATTACCTATGAAAAACTGATAGACCTCCGGGGTAATACCTTCCGCCTGAGTATTGCCAAGAAAAAATCCGCCAGAAGTACCAAAGGTGCTTGTGAAAACGCCGCTGCCGCCATTGTAACCAATTCCGCGAGATTTTATATAGCCGTTATTTCCTACAGTTAATCCTTTATCATCTAATCTAACTGCATTTAGAGTTGTTCCAAAGAAACCTTTATTTGCTACAATAGCTCCTCTTGCGATAACTCCATGAAATTCAGCTTGTCCCTGTCCGACAACTCTAAATCCCAAGTCTGGTATATTTTCAGCAGGCTGTCCTTGCTCAATTACAACAGATATAGTTGGAACAGTTATTTCTAGCCAATCATCATTTTCCGCAGGAAATGTTCCAGTTGGAGGTTGTACATTTGTGTTATTTCTTTTCGCGTTATAAACTCTATAAGTACCATCCGTTTGTAAAACTTTACATTGATCAACGTGATTTGGGCTTACTTTTGGTCTTACATACGCCGTAAAAGATCTTCCAGAAGTCCAGCTTTCTATAAATTTACTAGATTGTAAATAGGCTGTACTATCAGATAATTCTATTACTTTGGAGCTAATAAAACCAGATGTGAGCTTACCAACATTTAATCCAGAAAGAACCGTATCTCCATCAGATTCGTAAGCTTCCCAACTCGATCCATTCCATTTGTGCGTCTTATAACCCTCGTTTATTTTAAACCAGATATCGTTTTCTTTTAAATTATAGGTTCCAGTTGGATTAGCTGGAGCAGTCTCTTGGTAAAAAATTCTATTTTTTCCGTCAGCCGTGTCTTGAGCCCCCGCCGCATCGGCTATCGCTAAAAGAGCGTTTGCGTTTGCCGTAGCGGCTTTAAGACCAACGTCGTTTCCGCTCTCTGCGTCAATAAATTTACCCGTAACAGTTAACCCTTTGCTTGCAAATAGATTTCCCCTCTTTACTCTTTTGTTTCTTTGGCTTGAGTTTTGCCAAATAACAAATTCATCCCTGTCATCAAGGTAGATGGCTTCTTGAAGGTCTTGGAATGAAACGCTCATATCTTTATTTACAGTTAATATCCAGCATAAGTATTAAACGAATCAGTAATTCTATTACTGATAAGAGTCGGTTGTGGATATGAACCAGAAAACAAAACTCCAGTGTTTTCGTTGATTTCAAAAGACCAAGACGTTGAAATAATAGACCTGTCGCCAATTGAGTTTCCAATAGAATACGAATCTAGCCTCGCATTTTGTATTTTTATTCCAAATTTATTTTTGCCAGTATAATTGGAAAACATTATATCAAAATTATAGCCCTTTGTAGTTTTGTCTTCATTTTCAAATGAATACCTAATATCTTCTGTTTGAAAAGAATCTACCAAAGAATCTATATTAAATGTTCCAATAATCGGCTTTTGTATTTTCCTATAAAATGGGTAGTTTCCTCCAAAACCATAAAGGGACTTTCTTTCAAAAGGTATGGATATCGACATTGATTGAAAATTTTCAAAATCAAATCCAAAAGATATTCCACTTCCTAGAACTGACGAAGATGTTATTTGACACGCGCTGTATGGACATCCACCATTAAATTCGTTTTTATAAACCGTTGGATAATCTCTATTTCTAATATACTGGATTGATTGTTTTATTATTCCCGTAGATATAGAAAACAACTCATCCGAAGGAAGTTCTAAATTATTACCAGTAACATAAACTGCTGGCGCTCCCAAATAATTTGAAAAACTATTTGGAATTGAATCTATTCTTGCATTTGCGCCCACAAACGATAAATCAACAGTAGCTAATTGATTTAATGCTATATTTATTTCTAAATTAGAAATATAACAATTACCTATGCCTAAAACATTACCGCCTGTTAACTGATTTGTAGTGAAAAGACCATTTGATGCAATTGAATTTGCATCTTTACCGTTATCTGGAGCGATAATAACATAAAAATTTGTTCCAACCTGATCCTCATAAATACTTCTAAATGGATTTATATAACCACCGCTATTAATGTTTAAACCAATAAAATTTTCATTCCATCCATCATTAAGATAGTATTGAACGTTTAAATTAACGTCTGGGGCAAATTGCGTTTGCCTTGTTGCAAACTCCTCAGCGCCCAATTGTTTTAATGCGGCGCGATCAACATTAAAAGAAAAATCATAAGATTGAATAAAATCAAGTTTTCCTATGCCTGATATACTATTTTCAGCAGGAACAGTGGTAGCTCCACCTGTCGGCTCAACAAGCATCATCAACATATCGTATGAAATTGATTTACGCATTAATAAACCCTCCTTACTCCAATAGGATCTTCGATCAGTGTTATGCTTATATCATTAACATTTTTATAAACAAAAGTATGCTTCCATTCAGGAGCAAAAAAATATTTATTCTTATTATAGATGTTTGGGATCTTATATTGAAATTTTCTATAACCCTGCTTGCTACTTAGGAAATGTAAAATCGATCTCGTCTCAAGGTCACTGATTCCTTTGAACTCAATAACAAATTCTTTCAAAAAATTTGCGTGCAGGCCAAAATCACTTCTTTTCGCAAAAGAGTATGGAAGGTCAGTTTTTAAAACAGAAGTTTCTTTATTTACTGTTGAAGAATAAGTTGGCTGGTAAAAGAACTCCTGCGTCCATTTGCCACTTGCGATCTCGGAGCCATCTATAGAAGACTCACTCGTATGATCACCAGTGCAATAATAAAAACAATCATATAAATTACTGGTGTTTTGTGGATAAGATGAGTTGCCAGTATGTCTAACGACTTCGTATTTTGAATAATTAGTAGACGTAGTCCAATTGCCTTTTATTCCAGAGCCAGTAACAAACATTCCATTCCAATTTAAAAGCGGCGCAATCTGATCAGTACTTAATTCAACTTGTATTGTATAAAGATCATTAACAGTAAAATTATTTTGAATTGTCCCGCAAAACAAATCAACTGGTTTATATATTGAAGCTGGATCTGTAAAAGTAAAATACCCTGTGCCACGAAGATTTTCAAAAAAGCTAACAATTTTTGTAGCTTCCAGTTCCTTTCTATTTTCGAAAGGCATTTGCACGGTCATCTGCAAGTGATTAACTCCTTTGGGCATTGTATATAAATAATTATCAACCGTAGTGTACGAGTTCATATCTGCCATAAATGTTACAGAAGTTCCATAAGAAGGCTTAAAATCAAATGTTGTTTGAATCGCCCCAGTAACATTATAGTCTCTATCGTACAGGAATGACATTAAATAAATCCTTGATAACTAAGCGTTAAGGAAAGCTCATCAGTTGCTGACGAGTTAACTGTTTCGCTTATTAGTTCCATATTATCCATTGAGAAGCTTGCTAAAGACCCTACTGTTATATTAATATTTTGCTTATTGGAGTCAATAATATAATCTAAAACTCTTTTTGACTCGTAATCATCAACCCCAATAGTAAATTGGGCGGTTACTCTATATGGCCGCAAAGTTACAACATCCATTGGAGTTGATCCTGTTGGATGGTAAAAAGCCTGTCTTGGGCACTCTATTGAATAAGTAAAAGCTTCGATCCTATTTGTTCCCGAGCCATCACAACGAATAGCTATGTCTCTTGGCCGTACAACCGATAATGCTCCAGTCTGTGAAGCTCCAGAGCCCGCAACCCCAGTCCCAACATTTCCAAAAATAGTAAAATCGGCGCTTAAAGAAGGAAAGTTTCCAACCGCACAAGAAACCGAATAATTATTTAGATATGCCCGATTAAAAGTAAAATTTTTATTATTATAAAATAAGCCACCACTAATTTGTCCCGATCCTGTAAAATTTAAAAAGAAATCTGCTGGCGAAAGATATTTTTGAACACTCAGATTCGATTGCGGCGCATTATTCGTGAATGTAGTAAATTTATTAGCTCCGATAACATTGATGTGCTCAATTGGTAAAGAATAGCCGAAATTAACATCGTTAACGCCAAATATTTTGACGCCGCTGATATAAAGACTATTTTCATAATTTGATACGGATGATTTCATTATCTACTAGGCTTAAGCATTCCTCCCGCTCTCTTTTGTTCAGCGATTGTTTTTAGCACAATTTGCTCGATCTGCTTGCTCATTTCTTTGTAGTCTACTCCATCCTTTTTGGTTTCTCCCTCGGTTTGTGTCTGAGAACTCTGGCCTGTAACACTAATATTAATATTTACGTTTGTGCCGCCAGTTGCTTTTGAATCGGACATTGCGGCAGCTTTTTCGGCAAAGCTTGGCTCTGAAGTTGAAACTTGTCCACCGTCAGCAAATCTTGGGGCGCGACCTTGATTAATTGAATCAAAGAACTGCTTTCCATATTTTTTGGTAGCTTGGCGATTCATTACGTACTCGCCGCCCATAAGAAGCGCTGGTACATCATCTGTTGGACCGCCAGCGTTATAACGCCTTACCGCTCCACCATAGGCTCTACCAGGAGGCAATTTTTGCATATAGCCGCTTGGAGTCATAAAACCTGTAATATTTGTTGGGGGCCTCAAATACATCGAAGGCTTATCCATTGGTCTTGAAAGCAATCCTGATACATTTTTTTGCGCAAAGGAGCTTATAGGAATATTTTCCATCAATGGGTTAAATTTTGACAATGAAGCTGAAGACTGTATGCTTGGAGCAATAGTCGCAGCTGATGCAAAGCTTGGGGCAGCGCCTGCAACTGATTTTGACAGATTCAAGTCTGGAAGAAGACTTTGCGCTGGTGTATTAAAAAGCTGCTGGGCGGAACCAACATCTGCTGCTACTTTTGCCGCCTGCGCGGCTTTTGCAGCTTGTGCAGCCTTTGCTGCGTTTGCCGCACTTCCTATAGAAGAAAGCCCAAAGCTTAAAGCGGCAGAAACTGCCGTCCCTACAAGCTGCTTTTGAGCAGTCTTGCGCCGCTGAGTACGATAAGCTTCGCGCTCTTTGACTATATTTAGGGCTTGCTCTTGAGCACTGCGTATCTCTTGGTTGATAACGTCATCTTCATTTAACAAAGCATAAGCAGAAAGTCTTGAGCTTTGGTCTTCAAGATTGGCAAATGCAGTTGTTGCACCACCAGACAACACATCTGTTGCTCCGCTTGTAGTTGTCTGTTTAGCGAAAGCGGTTAAATCTTTGTAGCCCGAAATCCCAGTTTGACCACGAATACCAGGAAGGAAAATACCGCCAGCAGCAAACTTAGGAGCTTCTCCTGAATTTAATTTCTGGAGATTTGAAGCGCCATATTTATTTACAGAAGACTTGCGAATAACATACTCGCCTTCGCTCAACATCGCTGGCACATCATCCTTGTATCCGCTGCCGCCAGTCACAAGTCCACCAGAAGCATAGCCTTTTATATATCCGCCTTCAGCTTTTCCAGTAGGAAGAATTGAAGCGACAATTTGTCTTGAAGCGCTTTGAAGGAATGCGCTTTGAAGATTTTTGAGAAAGTTTAATGCAACATTCCTTAAAGAGTCGCCAAGATTATCGGCGCCGTTTATGGCAAGCTGCATAGCTTCTGCCATTCCGTCTGCAAAAAGCTGTGGAGTTTGCTTACCAATGATCTGCTGGAATGTTTGCGCCTGATCGAGAAGAACTCCTCTTTGAATTTCTAGGTTCTGTTGGACTGAATTATCTCTGCCAGTTAAAATATTCGTGCTCTCTCTAAGAGAGAGTTCTGTTCTTCCAGCTCGTCTTCTGTTAATTACAGATGCTCTTGCCTGCTCTTCAAAACTTGATTCAACGCCAGCATTTGACAACGCCCTGCCTCTTACTGTTATTTTTTGTATCTCTTCAAGATTTTTTGTCTCTAAAGATTTGGTTTCATTTTTAACTGCTTGATCTAAAGGATTTAACCTAAGAGATGCAGAAGCTTTTCTTCTTGCTTCAATTAACTGCTCTGCCTCTAAATTAAGTCTTTTTTGTAAACTAATATCCTCATCGATAATGTCAATTTGTTTATTCCGCTCTTTTAATAAGGCTGTTTTTCTTTCGGTATCATTATCCTCTACTTGCCAATTTTTTCTTATTAAACCAATTTGAACCTGTAGTTCAGAATCTTTTTCCTGCTCGCTTCTTGTAGATTTTGCCAAAGCGTTAGAAAGTTTTGCATTGATATCATTTTGCCGTATGGCTCCTCCATAATTTGCGTTATAAGCATTGATCAGGTCTGTTTCGCCATCTAAAAGGTCAGTATCTGTCTTTAGTTTTAACCCTGCATTTTTTGTTTGAACCCTGAGATCAAACACTCGTTTATTAGTTTCTTCATTAAGATTTGAAGCTGCAATTGCCGCTGCCTGATCGATTCCAGTTAATTCGCGAACTGATTTTGCGTGAGCATTGGTAATTAGAACTCTTTGTAAATCAGCTTTTTTCTTTTCTGGAAGCAGGGCTATTTCTTCCGCATTAGCAATTTCCAAGTCTTGTATGGAAGTAATTAATTTTTGTCTTTGAATATTTAACTGTTCTTCAACTGCCGCAGCTTCATCAGATGTAATATCTTGAGTTTCGTTTCCGTCATTGCGGCTATTCAAGTACGCCAGCCTTGACCTGTTCTGTCTGTATGCACTTTGTAATTTTTTAAGTTCTGTATTAGCTTCTGAATTTGTTGCGGCAAAATCAATCTGCGCATTTGTTAATATTCTAGTCTCATCGGCATTCGCTTTAGTTTCATAAGCTGCTCTTACTAAAGCTAAAAACTGTTCTTTTGAACCCAGTATTAAGTTATTTAATTCTGGAGGAACGCCAACAAGTCCTTCTGTAAATTTTGACCAAACTGAACCAAAAACATTATCAATTTTTACTGTACCATCTTTTAAAGCTTTCTCGTTAGTTTTAAGCGCATTTGCATATCCATCAATTAAGCCTTGTAATTTGCTGGTATCTAAATTGCCTAAAAAGTCTTGAACCTGTTGAGTTCCTCCAAGCACAGATTCTTTAGCCCCAGCGCCTAAATTTTTTCTTAAATCAAGCGCGATCTGCGCCACAGTTTTATTGTATTCCGCTTCTGCTTTTTCTTTATCTAAGGCTGCTTTTTGGGATATTGTATAAGATTCTGTTCTAAACTGCTTCTCTCTTTCTAGTGCAGCAACCAATGCTTCAATTCTTAAAGACTCATCATTATAATTCTTGTTTATTTTTAACTGTGTTTGAAAAATAGACTCAAGCGCTTTTTGTCTAGACAAAAGTAACTCATTGTCCCTAGTCAAAAGCGCCTGTTGGGCTTTATCTAAGACTTGACCTTCTTGTCTAATTGAAAGTCTTTGTTTTTCATTTTTAATTTGATCATTTAAAAGATTAATGACATTTTCTTGCAATAAATTTTCATTTACTGCTGTAAGCTCAGCACCAGGTTGAACCCCTCCCATAAAATCTTGACTAGCTAATCCTTTTTCAGTTGTCTTTGTGATCACCCCTGCAAAAATTTTATTAATTGCTTCCGTATCAACTCCAGTGATTTTACCCTCTTTATCTCTTGTTATATTTCCAGTAGCAGACAGAATAGCGCTTATTTGACTTATCAAGTTCTTAGAAATATCTGGAAATCCAACAGATTGTGTACTAGTTATTGCTTTTTCTACAAGATCTGAAACTTTTACCGCCTCTTCTTTTTGTATGCTTTCAGCACGACCTTCTGTTAATTTTGCTAAAATATTTTCTGCCGTGAGTTTTTGACCAGTTCTTTCAGCCTCTCTAGCTAACTTTGTTAAACCTTCGCTAGCCTTTTCAGCTGGAGTTTTTTGAGCTTCAAAAATTCTACTAATCAAAGGAGCGGCGGAAGCTAATGCAGTAAGTGAACCAAGTAATATTCTAAGTGGCAAATTAACACTTGTAGCTAAAGATGCAAATGTCGCAAGTCCAGAAAGACCAGCGTTCACACCCTCTATGGCATTTGCCGCAGTACTATTTTGTTCCGTAAATGCCTGAAGCGCTGAAGTAGCGCCGACTATTGCGGTTTGAAGAACAAGGAATTTGCCAATATCAATTTTTTTTGCGTCATCATTTGCTTCTTGTTTCTGACCTCCTTGTTTTTGAGTTTGAACCCCGTAATCAAAATCTTCACCACCTGTGTACCGCTCTGCACTTATTGGATTTGGAGACTTGCCTAAAATTTGTTTAATTTGTTTTGTACTAAGATCTGCAAAATTTGGCACAAACCCCCTACTAGCCATTGCGGCACGCATTCCTCTTTCTCTAAAATCATTTGGAATCTTACCGTTTGGCTCGTCTCTAGTATTGATGACGGCAAGACCATTTGGGTTCTTGGGGTTCTTTAGTCTGCCGTCCTGCGTCACGCGCACGCGCGCGGCAGGCACGCCCGCACCCATCTCTCTACTAATAGCTTCTTTCAGCGGCTCATTTTCGGCAAAGTTTGGAATATATCCTCGCGCCGCAGATCC